AAGAGGCTATCGAAGATAACCTGTATGACCGTCTTGGTGCTCGTTATACGAAGGCGCTTGCGCGTTCTATGGCACACACTAAGCAGGTTAAAGCGGCATCAGTATTGAACAACGCGTTTAATGCTAACTTCGCTGGTGGTGACGGTGTTGAGCTTTGCTCAACTGCGCACCCACTGTCAGGTGGCGGTACTTTCCGCAACGAGCCATCAACAGCGGCTGACCTCAACGAAACTTCGTTGGAAAATGCGTTGATTGATATCTCAACCTTCGTAGATGAGCGTAATATGATTATTGCTCTGCGCGGCACAAAAATGGTTATTCCACCACAACTGCAATTCGTTGCAGATCGTTTGTTGGAATCAACATTGCGTGTTGGCACAGCCGATAATGATGTAAACGCGATTCGCAACATGGGTATGCTTCCAGAGGGTTACACTGTAAACCACTTCTTGACAGACCCAGATGCGTTCTTCATCAAGACTGACGCGCCTAACGGATTCAAGCACTTTGAGCGTTCTCCAATGAGAACAAACATGGAAGCTGACTTCGACACAGGCAACATGCGCTTTAAAGCGCGTGAGCGTTACAGCTTTGGGTTCTCAGACCCACGTTGTGTTTTCGGTTCACCCGGAGCGTAACATATGTTATAGATGAGGTGGGCGTTTCATGCCTTCCTCCCTGTAACTAGGGGCTACTTCGGTGGCCCCTTTCTTTTTTCTATCTTTGTGTTATTCTGTTTTCGAGTAATAATGCTCGGTATATATCTTTATGCTTTGCAGGCATATGGAGTTGACCTCGGACACGAGAGGAGAAAAACATGGCAACTACACATTTTTCAGGACCAGTACAGTCCACCAATGGCTTTGAGGTTCCAGTTGTAGCAACTGCTGACCTTCCTGCTTTTGCAGATACTACTGTTGGTACTGTTTACATTGTTAGCGACAATGGCGCAGGCAACAACGAATATTGTTTGGTAATCAATACAGGAGCCGCTTGGGTTACTGCTGTTGGCGCTGCACTATCTTAATAGGAGGCTAACATGGCAGGTCCAGTAAAGGCATATAATTGGGCGCAGGGTACATCTGCGGCTGTTGTTGGCCCTGCTCGTTCTCGCATTCGTCAAATTGTAATTTATGCAGCCGCAGCGGGTGCTTTTACAATTAAAGATGGTAGCGGTTCGGGCGATACACTGATTACGCAAACTTTTCCAACAGGGATGCATCACTTAAACATCCCTGATGATGGTATTCTCGCTACAAGCGGTGCGTATGTTAGTGCTTTCACGGGATCAAGCAACGAACTGACAATCTTTTTGTCATAAGGGGTCAAAATGGCTGGGAATGAAGTCAAAGCGGTTCACAGACACGATTCTGGATCGTTTGCTTCAGGCCGTGGTCGTTTGATGGGCTTTATTATAAATCATGATACAGGCGCGACAGATCAAGCATTTATTTATGACAATGCTTCTGCCGCGTCTGGAACTGTTATTTTAGAGTTAGATGAGTCTGGAAAAGGAGTTTTTGGAATGGAAATTCCGGGTGACGGAATAATTTTTGAGAACGGCCTTTGGGGTGTAATACCAGACAATGTAACGCTAACTTTGTTTGTGCAGAGGTAACATGGCTCGTAAATACGAAAAACCACTGGCAAAGGTGGTAATTACCGTAAGACCAAATCAGGTGCTGGCATGACCAAAAAGGGCGTTGCCGCGTATAAAAAAGCAAATCCCGGCTCTAAGCTAAAGACTGCTGTGACAGGCAAAGTCAAAAAGGGCAGTAAAGATGCCAAGCGGCGTAAGTCATATTGCGCACGTTCGGCTGGACAAATGAAAAAGTTTCCAAAGGCGGCAAAAGACCCAAATAGCCGCTTGAGGCAGGCGCGTAAGCGTTGGAAGTGTTAAATGGCTATAGGCCGCTCACAGATGAGGCAGCAGATTAGCAAGCCTCCTATGAAGAGGAAGAAAAATGCCAAAGGACGCGTGCTACAAAAAGGTAAAAGCAAGGTACAAGGTTTTTCCAAGCGCATACGCAAGCGGCGCAATCGCTAAATGCAGAAAAGTCGGCGCTAAAAACTGGGGAAACAGCAAGAAGAAGCCTGTTAAGAAAGCTATGGGAGGCGTTATTGAGCCTTCTAACGAGTTTCGTAAGCGTCCAGTGCGCCGAATGATGAAAGGTGGTGAAGTGGTTGCAAATGGTTGCGGAAAGGTGATGTCTAGTCGCCGCAAAGTGACGAAGAAAAGCTAATGGCTGTACGGAAGACAAAAAAGGGTGCTGCACTCAAACGCTGGTTTAAAGAAGACTGGAAAGACGTTCGTACAGGCAAAGCCTGTGGTCGAAAAAAGGATGAAAAGCGCGGCACTCCATACTGTCGGCCCAGCAAGCGTGTAAGCTCAAAAACGCCAAAGACAGCTTCAGAGATGACATCTGCGGAAAAGCGTAGTAGAATATCTCAAAAGAAACGTCTTGGACAGCCTGCTGGCAAGCCAAAAAGGGTTAAATCCCTTAAAAGGAAGAAGAAATGACTGTATCAGGGTCTAAAGATTTTGAACTAGATGTAGCTGATTACATCGAAGAGGCTTTTGAGCGTTGCGGCTTGGAAGTTCGCACAGGTTATGATCTGAAGACTGCAAAGCGTTCTTTAAACCTTATGTTTGCTGATTGGGCTAACCGCGGATTAAACCAGTGGACCATAGCCCAGCGAAACTTCACCGTTACAGAAAACGATGGTGATGTTGACCTTGGTACTGATGTAATAGACATATTGTCGCTAGTCGTTCGACGCGATGGAACAGATTATGCGTTAGATCGCATCAGTAGGGATGAATATCTTAACATTCCTACAAAATCCACAACTGGGCGACCTACGCAGTTTTTTGTAGATAGACAAATAAACCCTGCTTTAAAAATGTGGCCTTTGCCTGATAATAGCACAGATGTTGTTCTGTATGATGCACTAATCCGCATGGATGATGCCGATATCTACACCAATACATTGCAGGTTCCGTTTCGGTTTTACCCTGCGTTAGCGGCTGGTTTGGCATATTATATGAGCATTAAGCGTGCTCCAGACCGCATGCAGATGCTAAAAGCTATATATGAAGAGGAAATAAACCGCGCAATGGATGAGGATCGTGATCGTGCGTCCTTCCGCGTTGCCCCAGACTTGAGGAACTACCGCTATGTCTAAGTATGCCACAGGAAAGTGGGCATATGGGATATCTGACCGATCTGGCTTCCGCTATCGGCTCAGGGACATGCGTAAAGAGTGGAATGGTCTTCTTGTAGGTAAAGATGAGTGGGAGGCTAAACAACCACAGCTAGAGCCTCTTCGTGCAACGCCTGATCCACAGGCATTGAGAAATCCGCGTCCTGAACAGAATGTGGCGCAACAAAACAACATACAATGGGGCTGGAATCCAGTAGGTTTTAAATATGATGGGGGATTAACCCCCAATAATTTGCTTGCCACTGGGTCTGTTGGCAGCGTAACGGTGACAACATCATGAGCTTTACATACGCAGAATTGAAAACGGCTATTCAGAACTACACTGAAAACACAGAGACAACCTTTGTGAATAGTCTGGATATATTTATTAAAAACGCTGAAGAGCGCATCTTAAAGATAGCGCAACTTGAGGTTTTTAGAAAAAACCAAGGTGGGAGCTTGACAGCAGGCAATGAATATCTGGCGCTTCCTAACGATTATCTCGCGCCTTTCAGTCTTTCGTTTACGAACGGAAGCAGCAAAGAGTTTGTGTTGTTTAAGGATGTAAACTTTGTTCAGTCTTTTAACCCGAACAATTCTACGACTGGTGCTCCCCGCTATTATGCGCAGTTTGACATTGATAACTTTATCTTAGGTCCAACACCTGACGCGTCATATAACGTGGAGCTTCATTACTTTTATCGTCCATTAAGCCTGACCGCTTCTGGAGATAATGGCACCACATGGTTAAGCACCAATGCCTCCGTGGCGCTTTTATACGGCTCTTTAATTGAGGCTTATACCTTTATGAAAGGTGAAGCCGACTTGGTTCAGAACTATACTCAAAGATTTACTGAAGCCATGTCCCGTGTTAAAAACTTTGGTGAGTCACAAGAAGTTACAGATGCTTATCGTACTGGACTTATACTGAGAGAGAAAACGTAAGGAGACTACAATGGCTTTTACAGGAAACTATTTGTGCACTTCTTTCAAGAAAGAAGTTCTTGAAGGTTTGCATGATTTTAACGTGGGCGCAAATACATACAAACTTGCGCTATATACAAACAGTGCTTCGTTTACAGCAGCAACAACCGTTTATACGGCTACTAACGAGGTTAGTGGAACAGGTTATTCTGCTGGTGGTGGTACGCTGACCAACATTAATCCGACTACTAGCGGAACAACGGCGTTTATTGATTTTGCAGATTTAACGTTTAGCTCGGCAACGATTACTGCTCGTGGTGCGTTGATTTACAACTCAACAAATGGCAACCGCACTGTTTGCGTTTTAGACTTCGGTTCTGACAAAACATCCACAGCGGGTGATTTCACCATCGTATTCCCAACAGCAGACGCATCAAACGCTATTGTTCGTATAGCCTAAGTTTTAGGCATACGAAATGGCACTTATTGCAGGTTGGGGTCGCGGCACATGGTCTGAAGGAGCTTGGAGCAATCCACTTTCTGTAACAGTTACAGGTGTTTCTGCTACAGGCCAAATTGGTTCAGTTACCGTATCGGGAGCAAGCGATGTTCCCGTTACAGGAATTGATGCCACAGGTAGTGTTGGGGCCGTAACCATTGTTGCAGAAGCAAATGTTTCTCCAACAGGCGTAGGTGCTACAGGGCAAATTAATTCTGTTTCAGTTATTGCCAACGCAAATGTTTCTCCAACAGGCGTAGGTGCTACAGGGCAAATTAATTCTGTTTCAGTTATTGCCAATGCAAATGTCACTTTAACAGGGTTGACCGCTGTAAGTGCGGTTAATTCAGTTTTGGTTACAGCGGGTGCCGATGTTTCAGTCACAGGTGTTTCCGCAATCGGCTCTACTGGTTCGATAGCCAGTGTTATAGGAAATGCCAATATCTTTCCCACAGGTATTTCCGCAACAGGAGAGGTTGGGGAGGCAGGCGTACAACAGGGCGTAACTGTTGACGTTACAGGCTTATCATCGACTTCAGATGTTGGTTCTGCGACCGTAACTGCTGGAGCTAACGCTCCGGTCACTGGTCTTGAAGGCACAGGGACAGTCGGTTCTGTCATCGTTGTTGCAAAAGCTAATGTGTCTCCTACGGGCTTATCCGCGACTTCAGATATAGGATCGGCAGCGGTAACAGCAGACGGAAACATTCCTGTAACTGCTCCAGATCAATCAATTTCTTCTGTGGGATCAGTGACTACGACCTCAGATGCTAATATTTCTGTTACTGGAGTGTCTGGTTCAGCAAATGTAGGCTCCGCAACAGTTGATCTTGTTTTAGAGGTTGACGTAACTGGCGTAAGCGCCGCGGGACAAGTTGGGGAAATTGCAGGGTTTAGTCTTGGATGCACTGTATTTCCTGTAGGAGTTGTTGGGACTGGAGAGATAACACCTGTCCTTGTTTGGGGACGTATTGTCCCAAATCAAAATCCGAGCTATACTCCCGTAACACCATCTTCCACCCCAGCATGGAGTGACGAAACACCGTCTCAAACTCCGGGCTGGGATGACATAGCAGCATAGGATAGAAAAATGCCTAGTACATATACATTAA